TGGGGAAATATCAAAGAAGGGCTCAGCAGGAAGTATTCTGAAATCGACACGAATTCTGATACTGGATTTAAGAAAATCAAGGACACAATTGTCAAAAAAATTGATGAAACCATGCAGGATTTACGGGAAAAAGACTGGATTTCTATCGGGAAAGGCATCGTAAATGGTCTGCTCAATGGGCTGAATGGAATCTTTTCGAGCCTGTCCAATTGGGCATCAAATGTCTGGAATGACATTTCCGGCGCATTTTCCATGCAGAAAGCAAGGGCTAGTATTTCTGGGGGAATGCGAACTTACCCGCGGACTGTATCTTTGGAATATGCTATGTATTCTGCCCACGACCTCCCAAAACTTGCCAACGGCGCAGTAATTCCACCCAATCAGCAATTTGCTGCGATTTTGGGCGATCAGCGAAAAGGGTACAACATCGAAGCTCCTGCGGACCTTATTTATCAAATGGCCGCAAAAGCTATCCATGATTCCGGTGTGGCCTTGAATGGTGGCGGAAAGCGCCCCATCACCGTTATTCTGCAAGTAGACCGCCGGGAGCTTGGCCGCGTTGTTTATGAAGTGAACACCCAGGAAACACAGCGCGTCGGCGTTCGGCTGGCAAGGGGGACAACATGAATCTTCCTGTATTCACCGTTGACGGCACAGAGTATCCCTGCGTGAACGTTTTGAGCTTGAAACGGTCCTTTTCGGTCCTGGACGGTCCAAACGCCGGGCGGGTTATGGACGGCTCCATGCAGCGGGACATCATCGGTACTTATTATAATTACACGCTGGAAATCGCATCCGATTACAGCGATCCGAATGAATACGACCGGCTGTATGATGTGATTTCCGCCCCGCAAAACAGCCATACCCTGGTCATCCCATACGCGCAGGGAACTCTTACCTTTCAGGCATATGTCGCCAACGGCGAGGATGAACTTTTCCACATCTACGATGGCCTGAACAAGTGGGACGGCCTGTCCATCAACTTCATTGCCATGAAGCCGCAGAGGAAGCCAGCATGAGTGTTCGTATCGAGTATCAAGATATTGCCGCAGGCGCGGCGGAAGACGCCGGTATTTCCACGCAGGACGCGCAGTCCTTCAGTCAACCGGCCATGCTTCCTTTTCCGGCAGACCTGCCGCCGCTGGCGTCATTGGAACCGAATGGCTGGATCCTTGACGGTTCCCGTGAAATCATAGACGGACAGCCCGCCCGCTTTTGGTCAGCGGCCATGAGCGGGTCAGACGGCGCGTTTGAGACCCCGCCGGAAATCACCATCGTTTTCCGCGCGCGGTACACGTCTCCGGGAATCTTTCTGCGGTTCGACCCCGCGTCCGGCGAATACTGCCCCCGTGTCACCATCCAATGGCGGCGCGGCACGGCTTTGCTCGCGGAAGCCGCCTTCACGCCGGACGGCCCGGAGTTCTTTTGCAGCCGCACAGTGGAAGCTTATGACCGGATCAGCATTCGTCTGGAAGAAACCAGCCTTCCGCACCGTTTTGCCAAATTGACGCAGATTGTTTTCGGCGTAACGCGGGTGTTTCTGCGGGATGAGCTGCGGAATGTGAAAATCACGGCGGAAGCTAGTATCATTTCCTCCGAAATCGCCGTCAATACTCTGGACTTCACCTTGGACAGCGAGGACGATCTTACCTACATGTTCCAATTCAAACAGCCGGTATCCGCCTATGACGGCGACAACCTGATTGGCGTTTTCTACATCGACCATTCCACCCACCGGGCGGCGGGGCTGTACGACGTTTCCTGCATCGACGCTATGGGCGTTCTGGACGAGGACACCTTCCCCGCAGCGGTTTACACCAACTATCCGGCGAAAACGCTGCTGGAAGAAATTCTAGGCGGTCATTTTGATCTAAATCTGGATGCCTCCCTAGCGGCGGCAACGGTGAGCGGATACATCCCGGAGGGGACCCGCCGGGAGGCTCTGCAACAGATGGCATTTGCTCTCTGCGCCATTGCGGACACCAGCGGGACCGACGCCGTACGGGTGTATAAGGACCGGGAAAATACCCCGAGCCGTTTCCCGCTCCATCGGGTATACACAGGCGGGACGGTAGAGACTGCGGCAATCGTTACCGCGGTACGGGTGACCGCCCACGCTTACAGTCTGACCGGAAGAGGGAACGACACTGTAGAGGTCGGCGGGAAAACCTACTACCACACCGCCGCAGTGACGGAAATTCTCAATCCAAAAGCAACCGCCAGCGACAAACAAAATGTGATTGAGGTGGACGGCGCAACGCTGGTAAACTCCGGGAACGTAGCAGGAGTGGCGCAGCACATCTACGACTATTACGCCAAACGGGACCGGCAGCGCGTCAAGATCGTGCTGGCCGGCGAACGCCCCGGGGACCGTATTTCCACGCCGACGCCCTGGAAAACCATGATCAGCGGTTACATCACCCGCATGGATATTGTTTTGAGCGGCATTGCGGCGGCAGACTGCGAGGTGGTTGGCGAAGACCTGAATATTTCCGGCGATCCGGAAATTCGGTACAGCGGTGAATTTTTCGCAGGAGGGATTTGACAGCTTTGGAACAATTTCGGAATTATTTGATTACAGACCGTACGCAGAGCGACGTAGAACGCGTGCGGTATCTGGCGGGAATGTGGGACCCGTTTTCCCGGTCCTGGCGGGGAACGCCGGAAGAATGGGACGAGTGGGAGGCGGGACCGAAGGGTGCGTACAACGCCAAGGACCTCAATCGCGTGACGCTGGCGGCCTCGTACCTTTTGACAAAGTTAGCAGAAGCCGGATATCGCATTCCGGCGGGTATTGTTCCAGCTTTTATGGTATCTGTTCTTGTGGACCCGCCCGGCAGCGGAACCGCCTATGGCGCGTTGTTTTACTGCGGCGAACCGGTAACGGTCCGGGCGGAACCAATCGGAAGCAGCCGTTTCCTGGGCTGGGTGAAAAACGGCGAACGCGTCAGCGAGGACCCGGTTTACACCTTTATGGCCAATACCGACTGCACCTTGACCGCAGAGTTTGAGGCAAGCTGGGTGGTGGAATCCAGCATCGTTGGCGCAGGACGCATCGGAACAGCAATTCTTGGAAGGGGGATTTCGTAATGTATGTACCTACCGTGTGGAAAAACGGCGATCTGCTGACGGCGGAAAACCTGAACAAGCTGGAAAACGCCGTAAGCAACGAACAGATTGGCCCGCAAGGCCCACAGGGAGAGGCGGGGCCCCCTGGACCGCAGGGAGACCCAGGCCCGCAAGGACCAACGGGACCCGTTGGTCCGCAAGGCGAAACCGGCCCCGCCGGTCCGCAAGGCCCAGAGGGTCCAGCAGGCCCGCAAGGCCCGCAGGGCGACTCCGGCGTTATCAGCTTTAATGGCCGCAGCGGCGCGGTTGTGCCCGAAAGAGAGGACTACACCGCAGAGATGGTGGGGGCGATTCCAATTGGAGATATTGGTAATTTTCTGGTTCGCACCCAGGAAGAATATGACGCTCTGCCGGAAAAAGACCCAAATACGGTTTACCTGATTCCGGAGGAATGACCCATGCTTCGAGCGGGAGAACAGAAAATCGCCGCAGTATACTGCGGCGGCGCAAAGATCAAACGGGCTTATGTTGGAGATACGCTGACGTTTGAAGCAAACAAGCCGTCCAGACTGCCGGAGGGCTATCAAGAAGTCCGATACATTCAATCATCCGGCAGCGTTTTTCTAAATACAGTAGTTATGGGCGCAGCGATGAAAATGGTAATGGATGTGGAGCCGACGGAAGTCCCATCAAGCGGAATTTATCATTATTTTTTATTTGCATATTCCAGACATTCGGTCGGCAATGGCAGATATCAACACAGGCAGCTTGCAGTAAACTACGCGCCAACTTTTATTGGCGGAGTTATGGGCTCTGGTTCCGGCACATCCACAACGCCCAGTTGGAATTTCTCGAAAATTACGGAAAATGTAACCCCAAGACGTATGTTGATAACGATTGATTACCCAAACACAAAAATTATGGTGGATGACACCACTTTCAAGGGCCTTGCTACCGCCGCATCCTATGTACCAAACGCAGCGGTTCGTGTGTTAGGCAGCGCGGCAGCTGAAACTTCCTCGGTTAAAGCCAAATTGTATTCTCTCAAATTCTATAACGGCGATGAATTGATTCGGGATTTTGTTCCCTGTATCAACCCGGAAGGCATTACGGGCGTCTACGATATTATTGGAGACCTGTTTCTCTCAAGCGCAACCTCTACGCCGCTGGCCGCGGGACCATCCGTATGAAAGGAGGACTACCTTGCCGACGCCTAAAACATGGCGAAAAGAGGATATCCCCACGCCGAACGAGATGGATGCCTATCTCTCCCGCATTCAAGCGGTGCGGTATGCATTCCCCGGCGTGTCTGGGTTTCCTCCAATTCCGCCCGATATGAACCGCTTGACCTTTGAAACCGCCAACAACTTGGAACAGATTCTTCTGCAAACACATGAGCTGTTCACGCAAATGAAAAAAAGCCGGATGTATGCCGGTGAGACTGCATCAGGAGGTTTTTGACTATGCAGGACGCAATTATGAAAGGAACCGGGAATTCCCGCTATTTGAAATCCGTGAGCGGGTTTCTGACGCTCTATCCAACCTATGAAACCTTTGTCGACGCGCTGGTAAGCGGCACCCTGCCAGTCGATTTCAACGGCATCAACCCGGATGGCTGGGCGCAGGAGGGTACGCCGTTGGACAAGGCGAGCCTGTTGACGGATTCTACTGCGGGGCTGGCCGGATTAAGTGAGGAAGATACGCCAAATGATATGTTCGCCGCGCTGTTTCATAAGGCAAACGGCGCAAAGACAACGGCGGACAGCGCATTGAGTAAGGCAAACAGCGCCGCCAGCACAGCATCCAGCGCATTGAGTAAGGCGAATAGTGCATTGAGTAAGGCAGGGGGCCTAATCACATATGGCACATCTGACCTGACTGACGGCGTTTCACCATTAACGACCGGTACAATTTATGCCGTCTATGAATGAGGTAGCGTTATGGCGAAGAAAGGGTATATAGGCGTCGGAGGAAGGGCACGTAAAATAAAAAAACTATATGTTGGTATCAATGGTATTGCCCGTGAAGTAAAGAAAGCATATGTTGGCATTAATGGTGTAACGGAGCTATTTTTTCAAAAGGGTGCTAGTTGGAAGGAAGTAAGTCTACCATATGAAATAAACTGGTCAGCGATAACATATGGTGCAAGCAAATTTGTGGCGGTAGCAAACGCATCTGATAAAATAGCCTATAGCACGAATGGGATCTATTGGTCATATGTTACGCTGCCCGACATAATATCATTGAACGACATATGTTATGGAAATGGCAAGTTTGTAGCGGCGGGACCGGGGAAGATTGGATATAGCGCAGATGGTATTAACTGGAACCTTGTTACTCCTCCAGAAACTCCATATTTTACCGATATAACGTACGGAGGCGGAAAGTATGCAGCACTTTCGTCGACTAACCACAGAATTTCTTATAGTGAAGATTTAATAAACTGGGAAACCATAGGAACACCAACAACGGGCATGAACAATATTGCTTACGGAGACGGGAAATTTATTTCGTTCTATGGAACACAAGTTTACTACAGCAAAGATTTAGCCTCATGGGCATCTACAAATTCTGGTTTGGATGTAAATACTTCTTTTACTCCTGGCACACTTTTTTGTGAAAATAATTTTTTTGTTAGTCTTGCGAAAAATGCGAATAAATGTGCATATAGTACTGATGGGATCATTTGGGAGCCTGGAATACTTCCATCCTCTGCTGATTGGAGATGCATAGCATATGGGGATGGAAAATATATGGCTATCGCAGATAGTGGTGAGGAATTTGCATATAGCGCGGATGGGAGAAACTGGACAACTTCAACCCTCCCCTATTCTGCAAAATGGAGCGGTATCGCTTATGGTGATGGGAAATTTGTAGTTATACAGCGGTATAGTAACAAAGCGTTCTACAGTACAGACTAAAAAAAAGTGTATCATAAAGAAACGGGGATGCCCCGAAAACAACAGGCAGTCAGGTCACAGACTGAAAGCCTACGTCGGCGTGAACGGAAAAGCGCAGGAAGTGGTAAAGGGATATATCGGCGCAGGCGGCAAAGCGCGAAAATTTTTGTGAAAACTGTACAACCGCCTTTCCGTGCAACTATGCGGAGAAATTTATCCAGAATAGGGAGGTGAAACATGTTTACTCTATACGCAGAAAAAAACAAACTGACCTTGCGTGGGCGGGAAACGCTCACCAGCGGGAGCGTCAACGTCTACGATGTGCGGTTCACGTTTTCCGCAGATTGGGATGGATTAAGCCGAATCGCGGTATTCCGGGCTGGAACCAGCGGCGAACCGACCGCCGTGAAAGTGGATGAAAACGGCGGATGTGTGATTCCTTGGGAGGCTCTGACGAAAAACGGCGTCCTGCTGTACGCCGGTGTCTACGGGACGGGTGATGCCGGGGAAATCGTTCTGCCCACCATTTGGGCAAGCCTGGGCACGATCTTCGAGGGCGCATCCCCCGGAAAAGCCGCCCAGCCGCCCGCGCCGGACCTCTGGCAGCAGGAGCTTGACGGAAAGGCCGACGGGCTGGATTACACCCTGGACGGCGAACTGGGCCTGTATGCCGGGAAAAAGCTGCTGTCTTCCGTCCCTATCCAGGGAGGCGGAGGAGGGGGCGTATCCGATCATCGGCTTCTTTCCCACAGGGAGGATGAAAACCAGCACCCGATATCGTCCATCATCCGCCTGGAAGAAACGCTTGAGACCATTCCCACCGCCATGACCGCAGAGGAACTGCGGAAAATCTTGATGACTTGAAAGGGGATTCTGCTATGACACCTAGAACCACCACAACCGATACCTATGTAAATTCCATCCGCCTGCAGGAGTTTTGGACCGCAATCAAGACCGCCCTGGCAGGAAAGGCCGATATTGGGGACCTAAACAACTACACAACGCCCGACGCGGTCGCAACGGCCATCACGTCCGCACTGGCGAACTATGCCACAAATGCCAGCGTACAGACGGCCATTGCAACGGCTCTGGCGAATTATATGACTTCTGCGGAGGTAAATCAGGCCATTGCTGACGCTGTTGTTGGCGCCAGCGGAATTCGGTTTGAGGCGGTGGAGGCCCTGCCGGAGACCGGAGAAGCCAATGTGATCTATCTGGTTCCCAGCGCGGCGAATGCCGTGAACAACGCAAAGGACGAATATATGTGGCTGGACGGCAAGTGGGAGCTGTTTGGCAGCACCGCCGTCGATCTGAGCGGTTATTGGAGCAAGGACGCGCTTCGAGCCATGACGGCGGATGAATTGCAGGCGATTCTGGTATGAGTATTGAAAAATACCTGAACGGTCAACGGACGCAGGAGCTTTGGACGAAGATCAAAACCGCTCTGAGCGGCAAGCAGGACCGATTGATACCGGATGAAACGGTTCTGATAAAAGATGGCGGCATTTCCGTCAAAACGCCGGTGACGCCTCTTACAAAGGAGGAGTACGATGGGCTGTCCGAGGAGGAGAAGCAGGCGGAGGCGGTGTATCTGGTGGACGAACCGCCGTGGCTGCCCGTACCGCTCTCCATTCAGGAGTATGATACCGAAGATGGCTGGCACGTGCGGAGGTGGTCTGATGGATATTGTGAACTTTCGTGTATTTATGAGCATAATGTTACTTCCTGGACACAGGGCGCGGCTATCTGGTTTACGAATGCGTTTGTCCTAAATACTCCGCTGCCGTTAATATCCTCATATTCCGTTTCCGTTGCCCCCATCAGACTGAAATGGGTGTGGCTAATGACCGGAGATATTGATCGAAGTTTCGTTTTTGTATCAAACATCCCACGTGATAATGGGATTTACAAGGTCTCCATTTATATTACAGGACGCTGGAAGTGAGGTGAAATTATGAACGCATATTATAAAGGTCAACTCCTTTGCGGTCCACGCGGCCCAGCAGGCCCAGATGGGAACCCAGTCGGAACGGTTATCAGCTTTTTAGGCTTGACTGCGCCGAAGGATTATCTGATCTGCAACGGCGCGGAATACAGCCTTTCGGATTACCCGGAACTTGCCGGATTCTTCCAACAGCAGTTTGGCGCGGCGAATCACTTTGGTGGGGACGGCGCAGCTTCCTTCGCCGTGCCGGATATGCGGAATCTGTTCCTTCGGGGATATCACGGCGAATCGCAAGAACCATTAAGCGGGGATGTTGGTGAAAAACAGGAGGCCACCAGAATCCCGAATATCTATGTAGCGGCTTATGGAAAAGGCTTTTTTGTAGGAAAAAATCCAAGCCTGGACGGCAATTGGCCGGATTATACGGATACAACAGGGCCTATACAGTCGACCTATTCAGAAACCTCGGCAACGGTACATTCGGGGCCTGTGGCCGCTCAATATACTTCCCGCCCGGTAAACATGGCGGTGCTGTTCTGCATCAAGGCAGCGGAGAGCGTACCGGTGGAGAATGTGTATTCCACGGAGGAGACCAGGATTGGAACGTGGATTGACGGGAAGCCGTTGTATAGGCGGGTATTATGCGACATATTTCCAAACGCAGATACATGGACGGCCTTCCCGAATGCCACGATCTCTGATATAGCCGAGTTAACCTGTGTGAATATGATGTGTTTTTACAATGCCGGCGGGTTGGTTTGGACAAATGTAAGTCCATTTGTGGAAATTGCAATTAACCCTTATTCAACAGTGGTCGTATTAAGTCATAGCACGAATCTGTTCGGGAAAACGGTTTCTTTGACCATTGAATACACCAAAACCACCGACGGAAAGGAGTGAGCATCATGCCTGAAATCTGCACGGACAACCCCAGAGACTGCCCGCTGCTGCCGCGTATTGAGGTGTTGGAGCAGGACAGCGCACACAATAAGGAATCTCATAAAGAGATTTACCAGAAGCTGGACGCTTCTCACACCTCGGTTGCGGTCATTGAGGAGCGTTTGAACCAGATCAAGGAAGATACGGAAGAAATCAAAACCGCCTTGCAGGAGGAGAAAAACACCGTCCAGGAGCTGCGGGACAAGCCCGGCAAACGCTGGGAAAGCCTCGTGGAGAAGGCAGTCTGGGCCGTCTGCGCCGCCGTTATCGCATTCTTGCTGGGGAGGGTCGGGCTGTGAAGACTTCCAATCGAATCCTTCTGGCAATGGGACTCTTTGCCCTAGCCTTTATCATCGCCATGACCGCCGTTTTCTGCGTCAAGGGCGCGGTGCCGGACACGCTCATCCAGTACACCCTTGGCGCGGGCGGCGTGGAAGCTCTCTTGCTGGCGGGAATTAAAATCAGCAAAGTATGGACCGGGGACAGGCCCGGAGAAAGAGAGGAACGCTATGATTGACCTGACGCCGGTTGTGAATGCCGCAATTCTGCTAATTGCCGCGCTGATCACAGCCTTTGTCATCCCGTGGCTCAAGCGTAAGACCACCGCGCAGGACCGGGAAGAAATGCTCAAGTGGGTGGAGATTGCCGTGGCCGCGGCACAGCAGCTCTACCACAACCTCGACGGTGCGGCGAGGAAACAGTATGTGCTGGACTTTCTGGCAGAGAAGGGGTATTGCCTGAATGACAAGGAGATAGACAATGCGGTTGAAGCGGCGGTGCTGAAGCTGCACAAAGAACTGGAAAATACGACCAATAAATGATGGAGTACAAATATTATGAAAAAAGCCATGCTGAGTCAGCCAATGAATGGAAAAACCGACAAAGAGATTGTCAAAACCAGAAATCAGGCAATCGAAGTTCTGACAAATCACGGATATGAGATTGTGAATACTCTGTTTACCGACGAATGGTATAACGATGAGAACATGAAGGCGCGGGGCGTTGTTCAAATTCCCCTCTGTTTCCTTGCTAAAAGCCTTGAGAATATGAGCCTTTGCCATACCGCTTATTTCTGCAAAGGTTGGGAGAATGCCCGTGGATGCCGCATTGAGCATGAAGCTGCGAAAGCCTATGGCCTGGAAATTATCTACGAAGGTGACAACGATGACAACGGTTGAACAAGTCTTGAACATTGCCCGCACCGAACTGGGGGTGAAGGAGTCCCCGGCCAACTCCAACCATGTCAAATACAATACCTGGTTTTATGGCCGGGCAGTTTCCGGCAGCGCCTATCCCTGGTGTATGGCGTTTGTTCAGTGGGTCTTTGCGCAGGCCGGAGCCAAATTGCCCTATACAACCGCCTCTTGTTCCGCTCTGCTGAATTGGTACAAGAAAAACCGCCCCGCTAGTGTTGTCAAATCTCCCCAGCCGGGAGACATCATCATTTACAATTTTGGACATACCGGCATTGTGGAGAGCGTTGGAAAAGGCATGATCACCGCTATCGAAGGCAATACCTCGCCCGGAACCGCCGGGAGCCAGTCCAACGGCGGCATGGTCTGCCGCAGGACGCGCAAAACTTCCACCGTTACCGCTTATATCCGGCCCAATTATGAAAAGGAGGAAAAAATTATGGACAATACGCCCAGCCCCGCACATAGGGAAGCCGTTGAGTGGGCTAAGAAGCACAAAATCCTCAATGGCAATACCCAGGGGGATTTGATGCTTTCTCAGCCAATCACCAGACAGCAAATGTGCTCCTTGCTTTACAACTACCATAAAGCGTTTGGAAAAACTTGAAACCCGATGAAAGCCGTGTTAAAATCTAAAGAAAGGAGTGTGGCGGTATGAACGATACGGAAAAGATTCAGAGCTTTGGCGATATGGTGGAGGCCACGGAAAAGTTAACGAAACCCTGGCGCTGTGCACTGATTATCACGAATTTTTTATGGGCCCTTGTATTTTTGGCGTTTATTTTGTTGGCATACCTTACCCCGGATACAAGTTATCAATACCAGGATTTCAACAACCATACGCAGGTTCAGACCACCGGTACGGAAACCGCTGCCGCACAAGGTGATTAAGTTTGGCAAGACAGGTGCAAGTTCGCAGGCCCGGCGCAAAGCGTCCCCGAAAACCACGGGCGGCAAGAGGAAGGAAAAAAGGACGGTGACGGCTTTTGAACAGCCAACACCGCGCCATCCGCGCACTGCTGCAAAGTATGTCGCCCAAACGGGCAATTTCGTATATCCAGGCATTTGAGCTTCCACAGGAGGAAGAACTTTTCTTGATCGAGTGCGATGTGCGGGGAAAAAGTTATGTGCAAGCCGCCCGGGAACACAATACCTCTCCGGAGGTCATCAAGCGGCGGAGGCAGAGGGCCTACATGAAAATAGTGGATGCAATCGCACATGAAGACCACCGGGGGTAGCCCCGGTGGTCTTTTCGTTTCATTCCATTGTCGCCTGAATTGCCCGTTTGATAAAGGCGTTTACACGCTCTCCCCGGACGGCGGCGTGGGCCGGATATATGCTGTGCATGGGTTGCCGTTACATTCTGTTTGCCTGAATTTTTGTCATGAGGGCTTCCTGTAAAACCTGGGAGAAGTTGATCCCCATAGATACCGCGCGTTCGTTGAGCCACGCCGGAATGGTCAAGGTTTTCTTGATTGCCCTTGTATCCTGATACTGGTTGATGTCACATGCGACTAAGGTAACGAAACTGTCGCCATCGCAGGAGACCGCCGACACATCAGACGGTGGAACAAGCTCACGGTTTTCTTCCAGCAGCGTCAGCAGATACCCGGCAAGGGCTTCCTGGGCGCAGGCCATGGTTTCGTTGAGCGTCCCACCATAAGTCTGACAGCCCTCCAAATCGGGAAATTCAACCCAATAAGTTTTATCTTCCTTGTGGAAAACTGCGGGATAAACGAACAACATGATACTACCTCCAATCAACTTAGGAGCAGGGCTTTGTCTTTCGTGTTCCATTCCCCTCACGGGCAGATTGTAACACGTGCCATATATATTTTCAAGGAAAGTTTTAAATGATAAGAACGCCGTCCCATGACCGTGGCGGTCAACCAGAACGTGCTTTTTACCGAGACGCCTGTTTGCTGCAACCGGGGCTATGTTACCCATCGAGAGGGCAGCGGCCTTGTTGCCCTGCGGGGGAGCACCAACCAGTGCCGCGCTCGGTACAAGGTCACCTTTGGCGGCAATATTGCCGTGCCTACCGGTGGAACTGCAGGTGCAATTTCTGTTGCGCTTGCCATCAACGGGGAGGCCCTGAACAGCGCCATCGCCACCGTAACGCCCGCCGCCGTGGAGGAATATTTCAACGTATTCTCCACTGCCTACATCGATGTGGACCGGGGCTGCTGCCTCAGCCTGTCCGTGAAAAACATCAGTACCCAGGCGATCAACGTAGCGAACCCAAACCTCATTGTTGAGCGCGTGGCCTGAAAGGAGAGAATGACATGGATAAACTGAAAGAAAAACTGTGGGAAGAACTGGAAGAAATCGACCGTAAGCCCGAAATTGGCCCCGGCGATCTGGAACTTGCCCATAAACTGACAGATACCATTAAGAACATTGATAAAATCTGCATGTTGGAAGAGGGCGAAGGCTATAGCTCCGCCAACCGAGGACAGCACTATGTCCGAGGCCATTACAGCCGAGATGGTATGCGAGGCGACAGACAGGATGGCTACAGCTCCCGCCGGGACAGCCGCGGCCGATACAGCCGGGACGACGGACGGAGTAAAATGATGGAGCACTTAGAGGCGGCCTTGGATTCCGCGACGGAACAGGACCGGGAGGATATCCGCCGTTTTATGCGGAAGTTGGAGAACGCGTGACAAAGGGGGTGCAGCTGTTTTGACTGCGCCAAACCTCAAGGAAATCGAGTGGGGGATTTCTCAGCTCGAAAATCAGGAAAGCACGGAAAGCCGTTACATGCTTCTAGCCGCGCTCTACACCTGCCGGAACGAAATGCTGGGCCTGTCGGTCCCCGCTGCACAGGCCGCGTCCTATTCCGAGGCTTCCATGCCAGCCGAATCCACACTGAACCAATATGGGGACAGTGATTTTCTTCAGGCGGTAGCCGGGAAAAACCCGGCCTCTGCCTGGGCGGTTATGGATGAATTGATGGACACGCTTCGCGTCGTCAATCAGCGTACTTACGAAAGCGTTATGCGTAAACTTGGAAAGCTGTAAAATTTTTTATAAGACGCTATATCTTACGAGGAAGATATAGCGTCTTATAAGTTCTTTCGCAAAAAAAATTTTCTGACTATTTCAAGTGGTAAACAAGGTTAAACGCCGACGGTTTTGACTTCTTTTCTTTATAATAGCGGATAGAAGCTATTACAGAATGCAACAGCGCGTTTTGCGCCGGCGGCTCGCTTGACCGGTACACATCCAAAACATTTTGTATCTTCTTCGCCCGTTCTTTGCTGTCAAAATTCTTCGCATCTTCAATCTTCTGTTTGGCCTCGCTGCGCCGGGCTTCCAGGTCTGCGAGTTTTCTGGTGACAGCCGCCATGCGTTCCCGGAAAGTAGGAAGATCATATTCGCCCAGTTCTAGCAGCTCATACAAACGCGTTTTTTGCCGGTTTGCCAAAGACAGCTCTTTTTCAAGGGCGCAAAGCGCGGTTTCCAAAGAGGTGGTATCCGCTTCCTGCTCAGGCAGCTCTATTTTCATTTCTTTCAAAATATCGCCCAAGTGATCAAGGACAGCATTTTCTACCAAAGAAAATTTCGCGGACGCGCAGCAGCCTTTTTTCGGGCAGAGCAGGTACGGCTCGCCTTTCATGGTCATGCGCTGCATATTCCCGCCGCAGTTTCCGCACTGTACGAGGCCCGCCAGCGGGCTTTTAATGGTTCCGTCCCGTTTCGACGGCCGGTATCTGCCTTTCATAATTTCCTGTGCCCTTTCAAAAGTTTGATTGTCTATGATGGGAGGATGCAGTCCATCTGTGATCGTCCATTTTTCTCTGGGGTTGTAGATAGTAATGTGTTTCAAATTGCCCTTTGTGTTTTTCTTGATGTGCGTTTTTTGATCCCATACAATTTTTCCGATGTAAGTCGGATTTTGGATAATCTTCGCAATGCTGCCGCGTCCAAACTGCGGCGACCGGTGGGGCCGTGCGCCCATCGCGTTGATCTGCCCGGCAATGGAAACACATCCATATCCTTGCAGGTACAAATCGAAAATCATTCGGACAAACCGGGCCTCCGGCTCAAAGATTTCCAAGGTGGGCCGCCGGTCCACCGTAATCTTTTTGTACCCGTAGGGCGCGTTTGCTACATAGCAGCCATCCCGGATAGAACGCTGCAAGCCGCGGCGTAGGCGTTTGTTAATGATCTTGTATTCCCGGCGGGACATAAACGTTTTGAACTCCGCCATTTCGTCGTCCATTTCGTCCGCCAGATCATACACCTTATCCGGCGTCACAATAAGCGTCCCGCTTTCCCGGAACGCGTCCAGGATGATTCCCTGATCTTTCATGCGGCCGCGGGAAAGCCGGTCCAGATCCATGCAGAGCACCGCGTCATACTGGCCCGTCTCCACCGCTTCCAACATTTTAAGCATCTGCGGGCGGGCGTACAGGCTTTCTCCGCTGACGACCTCCGGGTAATAGTCCACGATATCCAGCCCATGCCGCTGGGCGCACTCCTTTAACCATTCCCGGTGCCGGTGAAGAACCTCATCGGTCTCCATACCTTCCTCCATGCGGGATTTTCGCAGATAGGCCGCAGCGGTTTTGCCCAGCATATCTTTTTTATAATCCACGAAACAATCACCTCGCTTATTCAACCGCCCCGGCGGGATAACGCCGGGGCGGGGTTTATCTTGGTTTCCTTTTCTATGTATCAGGTTTCCTTTTCTAACAGGGCATTAGGGTCTGTATGCTTTGAGAAACGGCGGCTGATGACAACTTGATACATATCCTCCGCTGGTTCTATTGGCTTCAGTAGTTTTGTATACCGGCTGATAACTCCGAGCATATACCGGCTGTAATTCCCAATTTCATAGATATTTGCAAGGCCACACCGAATCTCTTTTTTATCTTCGTCCGGTATGACGACAATTAGCTGAATCCCATTGACGATGAGGCGGCAAATCCATTTCCGAACATTGCCTTTATACAAGACGGCTAAATAAGATTCCGTCTTTTTGTATGTAATATCTTCCAGATTAACATAGTTTGCAAATAGATTCTTTAAGTGATAGTATGCGTTCATCTCCGCACGTGTAGGCTTTGCCGTAGATTCCTTTACCGGCTCGGCAGATACTCCTGGGGGGGGTGGATTATCCGAGTCCTCACGCGCAAAGAGTGCAGTTTTGATTTTGTCATTCATGGTTTCACTGATGAATTCCTGCATAGAACCCTGTAATATGGGGCGGAACCGCTCCAAAACAGCCTGGGTTTTCATCCCGGAATAGACGTCCTGCAAGAAGAATCGGACAAAGTCATCCGACGGCCTTTGGAATTCTTCTGCCAGTATTCCCTTGAAGCGGCTTTGATATTTCAAGAGGGAAGCCGCGTCAAAAACTTTAGAAACGCTGAAAGTCTCTTTCCGAAATCGTTTCAATTCCTCAATCTGACTTTCTTTCATGTGAAGCAGATCGAAGTCCAGGAACGGCAGCACATCCATTTTGTTTTGATTTTCGAGGTCCGTATAAAAACGGTAGCGAACGCCGTTGGTCAGGATCGCAAATTTCGCAGGCGTGGTGGAGAAGTAGCGGAAAAGCTGGGAATCATGCTTTTCCAGGTTCCGGTTTATAGATTTCGCTTCAATGATGATAACCGGGTTACCATCTTGCAAAATGGCGTAGTCCACCTTTTCGCCCCGCTTAATACCTACGTCGGCCACATACTCCGGGGCAAACTCCTTTGGGTCGAACACATCATAGCCCAGCAGTGAAAAGAATGGCATAATGATTGCAGTTTTCGTAGCTTCTTCGGTTTGAATGGAGTCTTTCAAGGATTCTACGCGCTTGATAAACTGGATTAAGCTCTCGTTGAATTCCATATTCTTTCTCCTTCTATATTTCTGCACCTGACGGGCGGTTACTCAAAATAACTTTTGTCGCAGATGCCCAGCACCAGACCTTGGCAGCGGACATCCTCCGTCATAGGCCGGGGCGGGTAGGCGGGGTTGTGCGAAATCAAAACGCCGTCGCCCAGTTCCTTAATCCACTGCTGTCCGTCCATAAAGAACACACCGGTCTGACCGGGTATTATCTCGGTACAGGACCGGACAAACAGCTTGTCTCCATCGTAGTAGGTTGGTTCCATGCTGTCTCCGCTGACTGCGGCCAAAAAGGATGCACCTCGGGGAGGTCGCTTCGTCAAGTCCAATTCTTCAGCTTCGTCATACCCAGCTGGCTGACCCGTTCCTGCACTCATAGGCATGGTGGGAAACCACTTCATAATATAGACTGCCTTTTTCAGATCATACGGCGATTTCTGCATTAGCTCAGTACATCGCTGATACTCTACATCTAATACACTACCCACCGCTTTCTTACCGTATTGGTCAAGGGAGCGGTATTTTTTTATGTGTTCCATTTCAGTGAAATCTACTTCAAATCCACTAGATTTTCCATAGTTTGGGTCAGTAACATCGTCTTTAATCCAAAAATCCAAAGTTGTATTAAAATATTCCGCAAGTTTTTTAAAAGTGGAGAGTTTCAAACCATCGTATCCTTTTTTATACCATCCATCAATCGTTGTGTATGGTATTCCACTGTTCTGTGACATTGAATTCTTATTAAGCCCATATTTTTCCATAAGAAAATCAAGCTTATGAAGAAAATCCATTATCTCACCTCCTTAGTTTAATATAGTACCACAGCAGAAAATATAATGCAAGAAAAATTTTACCCCATAGGGTAAAAAAAGGCTTGACAACTTACGGCGTAGGGTGTATAGTATGCATATGAGTTACCCCGCAGGGTAAAAATGAGGAGGTGAACTGATGCTGAGATTAAGGAGAGCTCTTGATTCCAAGCAAATGACAGTAAAGAACTGTGCGGAACTCATCGGAATATCTGAAAAGTCGCTTCGCAACAAACTTTCTGGTTCCAGTGATTTTACTTACAAGGAAGTAAAAAAGTTGTCTGCTATGTTCCCGGACTTTAATATGGACTATTACCTGTCCGAGGACATCAAGCCGGGGGCGTAGGGAGGGGGTGAGGAATTGCAAATTCCCATTGACGCCACTACAGAAGAAATTGCCGCCCTTGTGGTGGCGGCACAAGAACGGCAGGAGGTCAAGATAACGATTGATGGCGCGGAAATCTGGAAAGGGTTTATTTCCCGTTAGGAAAGTCCCCGTTGACGTTGAACGAATTCAAGCGGAGTATGAGGTCACAACGTATTTCTTTGGGAGGCCCAGCCCGCAGGCAGTTCAAGTTTCATTTGAACTGGACGCCCACGGGTGGAGCAGACTTGAACAGTCAAGTGAGTGGCGGAATCTTCTGGAAGTTCTTGCATCCCTTCAAAAAGAACAAAAGCACTTTGTGCGCTCAGCCCGGATACAGCGATAGGCATTGGAGTTGAGAATATCTGCCGCACGCCAGTGATTTCTTTTCCAGAACGGCGGATTGTTTCACGCAATAGAGTCGAAGAAGGTGTGCAAGCGGTTTTTCCCTCTCCGCACAGCAGAAAGAATTGCGTCACGGCAATAGAAAGCCTGGATTTGTTCTCAATCCCAATATGGAGATATGTCACATCTTTATAGGATTTGATGCTATATATCCGGATTCTAAAATTTTTCCTTTTGGAAATGAGATCATTAGCCAGATTATACAAAGACAGCATCAGACTTAATGACGCAATTGCCGCAGTTGGATTAGTTTTTGCCCATTGCAAGACTACATCTGCAATCATTCTGGTTCACCTTCCTGTCGATATGCGTAAAATTATACCGCAACAGGAAGAAAAACGCAATTGCTATTTTCAGTGCTTGAGCAGAGCGGGATACGGCGTGAGAAAGGAGGATGGTTGTGGCCCCGAAAAAGAATTCAGCCCCCGATATCGAGAAGGATATCCAGAGGCTGAAACGGCAGGTATTATGGCTGACTATTTTGGTTTGTCTCTTGATTGGGCTGACTATCAGGCTGTTTTTCGAGTGCAGCAGGCTCAACGGAACTTTGGACCTCATCACTGAGAACATCGGGCTTATCTCCGATTTCAGCGGATTGGTTCTCTCTAAGTTCGAGCAAATCGACAAGCTCCTGGAATTTTTCAAGGAATTCATAAGGATGCACTTATTATGATGCAAAAGCAGCCCTCAGCACAGCATTTTCAATATTGGAAAAAGCTATGCTGAGGTCCAAGATTTGAGCTATTCCAATGCGCTTAGGTCAATGTCCTCATCTTTTTGTGGGATATGGTTATCCAAGTAATTGTAACCGAATCGCTGGAAGGCCGCCAGCGTGGCCCGTTGTGTCGGCCCTGCCGGGGCTACGCAACAAAAAACCAACAAATTTAGTCCGGCATTCAGGGGCTGGTCAATAAGGACAGCCTGAGCCGCATACCATCAGAGGGAGGCGATAATATGGAATCGGCGATTCAGACAACCGTTACATACAAAACTGAAATTGTCAGCGGGAAGGAAGTCCAAGTGGAAATCACCAAGCAGATAGGGCTTCAAACCCTGATGCTTGAAGGGAAGCCTACCCTTGTGGAAGCGGTAACCTACAAAAAATATCCAGGAAAAAACAACATCCAAAAAAATTTTACCCCTGCAGCTCCGCCGAAAAGCCCGGAGGAAACCGCGGCACAGCTGGCAAGGCTCAATGAACTCTACGCAAATTTGTTTGTCAGCTAGCGGTTTCACCCTCTCTTGGTTTGCAAAGAAAGGCAGGATATTTATGAAGAAAATACTCCAAATTGAGCCGGTTGCTGAAAATTTCTGGCGCGTAACTACAAAATCGGATGCGGACCTGTTTATTTGTGTGGTGCAGGCACCCACTTTGAAAGACGCTTGGACCGAAGCCCTTAAATCTATTTAATTGGGAGGCTGTCCGATGAATACGGAAGAATTACAAAAAAGGATCATAAAGCATGGGAAATGGCGACGCGGAGAACCAGGCGGAGAAAGACTTGATCTGCATGGAGAAGATCTCTCCGAGGCCAATCTCTCTTGGGCTAATCTCTCCGGGGCCAATCTCTCCGAGGCCAATCTCTCTGGGGCTGATCTCTCCTGGGGCAAATCTCAAAAATGTAATAGTTAATACATCAACAAAATTCTGGGCATTGCAATGCCCAGAAAGCGGACAATATACCGCATGGAAAAAAGCGGGCGGTCTGATTATAGAGCTGGAAATTCCTGCGGATGCACAGCGATCTTCTGCCACCAGCCGAAAGTGTCGTGCAAGCAAAGCAAGAGTTATAAGTATTACAAACACAGATGGGGTATCAGCAGGAAACCACGTATGTAGTGATTATGACCCTAATTTTGTCTATACCGTAGGCGAAACCATGGAAGTCTCAAACTTTGACACGAACCGTTGGAATGAGCGTGCACCTGGAATTCACCATTACATTACCCGCCAGGAAGCCGTGCAGCACGTATAAAAAAGCCCCGCCGGGCGATCTGGCATCGGCGGGGCAAGGATAAAAACAAACGGTATTATAGCAGCTGCACAAATTGCATAGCCGTACAAAACAAAAGAATTACCCCGCTGGATGTGCGACCATCCAGCGGGGCAGGCAAGACCGGCTGACAAGCATCAAACGGGCTTGATAGAACAAATATAGCACAACTCTCTGTTTCTGTCAAGCCGCAGGAAGGAGAAATTATGAAAATCGACCTGAAATTTTGCGGCGGAGAACTGCACATCGAACGGGATCCCATAGATTTGGACAAGCTCCAAGCAATCTGCGGCATTTTATACGCCGCCATTGCATCCAGCGGGATTAACCTGTTTGTGTTCATACTTAAAAATTTTTGAGAAAGGAGGAGGCTATGGAAACACTAGGAGACTTCGCGCGGAAATATAGGTTGGAACGCGCAGGAATTCCCACCGCCGTCAAAATCGGCAAAAACACTTACAAGGGGGTTGGACTGGATTGGATTCTGGAAAACCCGATTCTCTCCAATCATCCATTGGGAGGTTTTGTAAAGTGGCATAGAGGAACGTCAATTGTTGGAAAGGAGGATAATTTATGAAGCATCAAGAACGTTGCAAATCGGATTTTGAGCCACCGGATCACCGACCGCTTCGCATATTTGCAGTCAATTTTCTGCTACTGCTTGCTTTGACTCTGTTTTGCATCCTGCGATCAAGCGAAGCAACACAGCATTCGAGGAACGTTCCGCAAAATTCGACGGTCACGGTTCAAATTCTGACGCGCCGCAGAACGGAA